AAGAGGTTCTAACACCTACTTTGTTTGTTGTGAAGCTCGGTCCTGATGCCTACAAGGACGAGAAGCGTTTTCCGAGCGGCCCAAGCTGTAAAGAAGGTGATTTTGTCATTGTTCGACCTAATTCAGGCACCCGCTTGAAGATTCACGGCCAAGAGTTCCGCATCATTAACGATGACGCGGTTGAGGCTGTAGTTGAAGACCCGCGTGGTATTACGCGTGCATCGTAAGGATTAATATATGCCAAACAGAACTGATGACGAATACGTCTTCCCCGACGAGGAATCCAAGAAAGTAGAAGCTCTTGAGGATGATGAGCTTGAAATCGAGATCGAGGATGATACCCCCAAAGCCGACCGTGGCCGCGTAGTCGCTGACCCACCTGCAGAGGTTACAGATGACGAACTGTCTGAGTACGACGAGAAGGTACAGAAGCGCTTAAAGAAGTTTACGCGTGGGTACCACGACGAACGCCGTGCAAAGGAAACAGCGTTTCGTGAGCGCCAAGCCGCAGAAGATTTTGGCAAGCAGATGTTTGAGGAGAATAAACGTCTCCAAGAGCAACTCGCTACCGGCAGCCAAGCCTATATTAGTCAATCCAAAGAAGCAGCAGAGTCTGCGCTTCAGGTAGCACGTAAGAAATACCGCGATGCCTTTGAGGCGGGCGATGCCGATCAAGCCGTTACTGCACAGGAAGAAATCTCTCGTGCAATGATGAACTTTGACCGCGCTACCAATATGCGGCCTATCGAGGTCCAAGAGCGTCAGATGCCAGTTTCGGCTCCGCCGCAGCCAGTTGTTGACAGCCGTTCAGAGGACTGGCAAAATGACAACGAATGGTTTGGGAAGAACCGATCTATGACAGCATTCGCCCTCGGGTTGCACGCTGAGTTAGTAGAAGAGCAAGGTGTCGACCCATCCACTGACGAATACTACGACGCTATCGATAAAACGATGCGTCAAAAATTCCCCGAGCAATTCGGGAGCGAAGAGGTTACTAGAACGCCTCCCCAAAGTTCTGACCCGGCAGAAGAGGAAACTCCGCGCCGTGCACAAAAACCCGCTGCAGTGGTTGCCCCGGCAACTCGTAGCACCCCACCGAACCGCATACGCTTGAAAAAGTCTGAGGTAGATGTAGCCCGCCGCTTAGGTGTGCCGATCGAACTCTATGCGAAACAGGTTGCTAAATTGAAGAATGGAGCTTAAATATGGCTGATACAAAAACACGCGACTCGTCGCAAGACCGTACCCCCCGTGACCTCGATACGCGAACCCAGTTTGCGCGTCCAGAGGCTTGGCGTGCCCCAGAGACGCTACCCCATCCAGACGACCGTCCGGGTTGGGCTCATAGGTATGTTCGACTGAGTACGCTTGGTGTCGCCGATCCAAGCAATATTTCTTCAAAGCTTCGCGAAGGATACGAACCCTGCAAGGCAGAAGAATATCCCGAGCTTATGATGCACGCGTCAACCGATAGCCGCTTTGCTGGCGGCGTCGAAATTGGCGGATTGTTATTGTGCCGTATCCCCGAGGAGTTCATGAAGCAACGAAGCGCTCACTACGCTCGCCAAAATCAGGCTCAAATGGATTCAGTAGATAACAGTTTTATGCGAGACAACGACCCGCGTATGCCTCTGTTCTCAGAGCGCAAAACAAAGGTTTCTTTTGGTTCTGGTTCTTAATTTTAGGAGTCCTTAAATGGCAACTACCGCTTCTCCATACGGTCTAAAACCCGTAAAGCGCGCCGACGGCATGGCTTATGCTGGCGCAACTTCACAGTACCTGATTGACCCCGCTGGTGAGGCCACAAACCTCTTCTACGGTCAAGTAGTACACGTTGGTGCTGATGGTTACATCGCACTGTCAACCGCCACTGGCGCTGACGGCACTACTAACGCTCTTCCTACAGGCACCACGCTAACTGGTTCTTTGGGTGTGTTCGTTGGCTGTGAGTACGTTAACGCACAAGGTCAAATCATCAATGCTCAGTACTACCCCGCTGGTACAGCTAACGGTGGTGAGATCAAGGCTTTTGTTGTGGATGATGCAAACGTATTGTTCCAAGTTCAGATGGACGGCGTAATTGACCAATCTGACATCGGTGCAAACACGTTCTTCGCTGCGGCTCAGAGCGGCTCTACGGGTTCTACTCGTACGGGTAACTCTACTAGCGCTGCTGAGTCAACGACTGTAACTACTACCGCTGCCTTCCGTATTGTGGCTGCTGTTTCACCTATTGGTGACGCATTCCCAGACGTGTTGGTCAAATTCAACCCCGGTTACAGCAGCTCCACAAACGCTGTTGGCCTGTAAGGAGTACTAAAAAATGGCAATTTCACGCGCACAACTACTTAAAGAGTTGTTACCGGGTTTGAACGCATTGTTCGGCATGGAATACGCTCGCTACGGCGAAGAGCACAAAGAGATTTACGAAACTGAATCTTCAGAGCGCTCATTTGAAGAAGAGACCAAGTTGTCAGGCTTTAGTGCCGCCCCAGTCAAAGCTGAAGGCGCTGCTATCTCCTACGACAATGCGCAAGAGGCATGGTCTACTCGTTACAGCCACGAGACAATCGCACTGGGCTTCTCCATCACTGAAGAAGCTGTTGAAGACAACTTGTACGACAGCTTGTCTGCTCGCTACACCAAGTCTTTGGCACGTGCCATGTCTTACACCAAGCAAGTTAAAGCAGCAGCTACCCTGAACAACGGTTTCAGCAGCTCATACTTGGGTGGTGACGGCGTAGCTCTGTTCTCAACAGCGCACCCCACCGTTGGGGGTGGCATTAACTCCAACGCCCCCGCAGTTGGCGTCGATTTGAACGAGACTTCTTTGGAAGCCGCCGTTATTCAGATCGCTGCTTGGACTGACGAGCGTGGTCTGTTGATCGCTGCTAAGCCTGTTAAGTTGGTGATTCCACCTGCCTTGATGTTTGTTGCAGATCGTCTGTTAAAGACCGAAATGCGCGTCGGCACTGCCGATAACGACATCAACGCGTTGAAGAACATGGGCTCAATACCCGGCGGTTCTACTGTGAATCACTTCTTGACGGATACCAATGCTTGGTTTATCTGTACCGATGTTCCTAACGGTTTGAAGCACTTTGTGCGTACTCCGATGGCAACGTCTATGGACGGTGACTTTGATACGGGTAACGTACGTTACAAGGCCCGCGAGCGTTACAGCTTCGGCTGGTCTGATCCCTTGGGCATGTGGGGTTCGTCAGGTAGCTAATTAGGGTTTACCCTAGTTGATTAAGGGCTCCTTCGGGGGCCCTTTTTCTTTGTGTGGTGTTCGTCATGGTGGTGTATGCGGTGGCAGTTGGCGCAGAGAGGCACACACTTCTTAATCTCCTCACGCGCCGCGGCGTACCGTCTGTTCCCTACAAGCACATGCACGCTGGCTGTTTTGGTATTGGGGTCTACGTGGTGAAAATCAATCACTGCGGGATGACTGAACCCACAGATTGCGCACGCCAGTGAAGCCCTATAACTAATCCACTCAGCTTTTTCTCTTCGATGTTGCGCCGTAGTACGCGCTATTGAAAGCTCTTTGTTGTTGGCATAGTACCGAGCGGAGTACTCGCGTTGCTTTCGCCTGCGTTCATCGGGGTCTTTAATTGGCATAGCAAGATTCTAGTTGCATTGGGCTACAGTAGGTGTTATATTCATACCAATCCGGGGTTATCCGGTGTATCTGACAGTCCCCGGCTGACGACATGCAGACAGATACGCCTCACTTGCATGTAAGGAAATATCATGGCAACTACCACATTCTCCGGCCCAGTCGTATCTACAAACGGCTTCGCAGGTCCCTTCGCCGACCTCGACATTCTTACTACCGCCACACTACCTGCCGCTGCAGCCGCTAACGCCGGGCAAATCCGTTTGATTAGTGACAACGGCGCAGGCAACGACGAGTACTGCATTGTTATCTCTACGGGCGCTGCTTGGGTTACCGCTGTTGGCGCGGCTCTTAGTTAATTAGCTCACCCCGGCAACGGGGTTTTATTGTTTTAAGGAGCTAATTATGGGTATGCAAACCGATGTTAAAAGTGTCCCGGTAGCCGCAACGGGCACAGTGTACGCAGCACGTACACGCTTAAAAGGGCTGCTAGTAATGCCCGGTGTATCAGCAGGCTCGCTGGTTATTCGTGATGGTGGTGCAAGTGGCACGGTCCTTATGACCATTCCAACCCTTGCCGGTGACTCGCCGTTCCCCGTGATTATTCCGGGCGAAGGCGTGCTGTGTTACACGGACATCCACGCGACTGTGTCTAATACAACCGCTACGGTGTTCCATGGCTAAGAGCGCAGCATGGACTCGCAAGGAAGGCAAGTCCGAGAAGGGCGGCCTGAACGCCAAAGGGCGAGCCTCTTACAACAAGGCCAATCCGGGAAAACCCGGGTTAAAAGCCCCAGCGCCAAAACCAAAGACGGACAAGGACGCAGCACGGCGAAAGTCCTTCTGCGCCAGAATGTCGGGCATGAAGTCGAAGCTGACGAGTGCCAAGACCGCC